TATGAGGCAATAAACCTTATGCTACCTACCGCAGCGATTTATGCCGACCTCGGAAATATCTAGAAATCAGATAGTTACGAATTAAATTAAAGAGGCTGGTACTTAATTGTATCAGCCTTTTTTTGTTATATTTGCTTTATGATAGGTATCTACAAAATCACATCTCCAAGTGGGAAAATCTATATTGGTCAAACGACTAATTATTCTAAAAGGCATAATGCCTACAAAAATCACAAATGTAAAAGGCAACCAAAGCTATTTGCTTCTATTGAAAAATATGGTTTTGTAAATCATACAATAGAAATCATTAAGGAGTGCCAGGTTGAAGATTTAAACTATTATGAACGATATTACCAAGAGTATTACGAAAGTGTCTTAAATGGTCTTAATTTGCGTTATACGGCTACTACTGATAAGAGTGGTTTTATGAGCGAAGAAAGTAAAAAAAGAATGTCTGATTCGGGTAAAGGAAAAGTAATGTCTGAAGAATGGAGAAAGAATTTAGGTTTAGTTTGGTTAGGTAGAAAGCATTCGGATGAAACAAAGAAAAAAATGTCTGAAGCTGCTAAAGGTAAAGAAAAATCTGCTGAACATATTGCTAAATTACCACAAAATCAAAAAGGATTTAAAAAGAAGCCACATTCTGAAGAAACTAAAAGAAAAATTGCTGAAGGATTAAAAAGGCATTTCTCTCAATAGTTTATTATTGCTAAAAATATTAGTAACTTTGTATTATGTATAAATGCACAGTCAACATATCACATAACGGTAGAAAGTATAATAAAGATAACTACTACGACCTTGTTTTAAGCGACAAGATGAAAGAATTTATAAAGGTTGGCTACTTTACTGCAATCGTAGATAAAGGCGTTACAAAAGAGTTTAAGGGCAAAATAAAGAAGAAATAATATGGCTAATATTAAAATATCAGAATTAAATCCATTATTAACGGTAGAAGATGCGGATGTATTACCGATAGTGGATAATGCGGTTACTAAAAAAGTTACTGCTGCAATTCTACGAAGTTACACAGAAGGTAATAGTGTTCTTTTAACAGGCGCACAAACTATCGCAGGTATTAAGACCTTTACTTCACAATTAGCTTCTTCGGTTGCTACTGGAACTGCTCCATTCTCGGTTGCTTCAACTACAAAAGTAACTAACTTAAACGCTGATTTATTAGATGGTTTATCTTCTGCTGATTTTGCACTTTCAACAAGAACATTAACCGCAGGAACTGGTTTAACAGGTGGCGGAGATTTAACCGCTAATCGTACTTTTGCTATTGATAGCACAGTTACTACTTTAACAGGAACGCAAACATTAACTAACAAAACTTTAACATCTCCTATAATTAGCGAGGTTTTAGATAGTAACGGAAATGAAATATTAGGTTTTACTCCTATTGCTTCTGCTACTGATTATATTACAATTAAAAATGGTATTGGAGTAGGTGTTCCAGTACACATTTCAGCTACGGGTTCAAGTGCAAACACTGGCATACATATTGAGCCAAAAGGTACAGGTTTAGTACAGATTTCAGATGGTACAGATACAACCAAAGGAATTAGATTTAGAAGTTCGGGAAGTGCTACAAGTGCGGTTACTTTGCTTGATGCCGTTTCTTCAGCAGGTAGGGTAATTACTTTACCAAACGCAACAGGAACTTTAGCTTTAACAAGTGATTTAACTGCTTATGTGCCTACAACAAGAACTGTAAGTACAACAAGTCCTATAATAGGCGGTGGTGCTTTAAGTTCGGATTTGACTTTATCTATTCCACAATCAAGCGGTTCGGTTAATGGTTATTTAAGTTCTACTGATTTTGCAACTTTTAACGCTAAACAAAACGCAATAACTTTAACAACAACAGGTACTTCGGGTGCTGCTACTTTAGTAGGTTCGACTTTGAACATTCCTAACTACGCTGATACGGATACAGGTATAACTTCTTTAAACGGATTAACTGCTTTAACGCAAACTTTTGCAACAGGAACAAGTGGAACTGACTTCGGTATTTCTTCTGCTACTTCTACGCATACTTTTAACTTACCAACTGCTTCGGCTGCGAATAGAGGTGCTTTAAGTAGTGCTGATTGGACAACATTTAATAACAAGCAAAACGCTTTAACAAATCCTATCACAGGCACAGGAACAACTAATTACTTACCAAAGTTTACAGGAGCAAGTGCTTTAGGAAACTCTTTATTACAAGAAGGTACAAATGTTATTGGAGTAGGTGTTACACCAACTGCTTGGGGAACGGGTTATTCATCTTTACAAGTATCAAATACATCTTTATTTGGTTCAAGTGCTTTAGACTTAAATTTAGCCTCAAATATGTACTTGGATAATGTTGGTTATAAATATATTTCAAGTGGTTACGCTACTTTATATAATCAATATCAAGGCAAACATTTTTGGTCTACAACAGGTAGTGGAACTGCTGGAGATGCTATTAGCTTTACACAAGTTATGACTTTGGATGCAAGTGGTCAATTAGGAATAGGAACTACTGCTCCACAAGTAGAATTAGCTTTATTTAACGCATCTACTCCGAGATTTCACTTACAAAATACAGCAAGTGGAACAACTACAACAGATGGTTTACAATTAGCTTTAGCAGGTTCGGATGTTTATATTTGGAATTTTGAAAATGGTAATACTCTTTTTGGTACAAATAACGCCGAAAGAATGCGTATCACATCAAGTGGTAATGTTCTAATCGGCACAACCACAGATTCGGGCTACAAGTTAGATGTAAATGGTACTGCAAGGTTTAGTAGTAATCTATTTACAGACGCAACATTTGTTTCAAATGCAATAGCTATATTTCAATTTAGAAATGCAGGTTCATTAAGATGGGAACTTGATAAAGAAGGTACTGAAACTGGAGGTAACGCAGGTTCTAATTTAACATTATATAGATATGATGATAGTGGAGGATATTTAGGAACATCATTTACATTAAACAGACAAACTGGTTTAACAACCTTTAGTGGTCAAGTAAATATAGGGAATCCAGTAAATGCAGCAGTAGCAGTAGCAAGTACACACAAAGTAACAATAGTTATTGGCGGTGTTACTTATTATTTGTTAGCAACTAATATTTAATTTTATACCTTTGAATTATGGAAAAATTCAATTTAAAAGAGGCATTAGAAGGTAAAGCAGTAATTACAAGAGATAGAAAAAAAGTAACACAATTAACAAAATTAGATTGTAAAAATGATTTTTGTATTGTTGGTGTTGTTGATAATGGGGTTGAAATATGGAATTTAAAAGGCGAGTATGATGGCTTTCCAGATTCAAAATTTGATTTATTTATGAAACCAAAAAAAAGTATTAATTTAGCAAAATGAACAACGAACAAATATATTCTATTTTAGGTCAAGGACTTAATATAGCAAACACAAAAGGATGCTTTAATTTAGATGAATCGGCAACGATTGCACAAGCATTATTTCAATTAAAAGAAGTTTTAAATTTAGTAGAAAAAAAAGATGATTCAATTAAAGCCGAGTAATGCAGGTGTTTTAGGCACTATTACTCAAATTGATGTATTAGTATTACCTTTTGATGTTCAAGCGGTTACTTGCTCAACTTACTATAAGTTATGCGCAGAGGATGGCAAACAATTAGCAGAAGGTAATTTAAGTTTAACAGAAGAACAATTTGCAAATTGGGGAACTGACAATAGTTATGTTTCTGATATTGTGATTAACGAATTAGGTTTAGAAAAAGCAGAATAATGATAAATAGTGAATTTCAGTGCGAGGTGGTTACAGACCTTTCAGTAGAGCCAGTTACCTTGCAAGAGGCTAAAGACTATATGCGTATTTCTTCGGATTCGGAGAACGACCTAATAGAAGAACTAATAACTTCAGCAAGGGAGCGAATAGAGAAGTTTACAGGACTATCTTTAGGAGAAAAAACTTTAAGGGCTTATTGGTTTTACTTTCACATTCCACAAGAGATACCTTACGGTCCAGTTACCTTTATTGATTCGGTTGTAAATGATGATGATGTAGCTTTGGAATATACTGCTCGTGGATTGCAATATAAGATGCTTGAGGCTTATTCTACCGTAGGTTTGACAATAGAGTACGAAGCAGGTTTTGCAGTCTGTCCTAAGGGCTTAAAATTAGCCATTTTAAAACAAGTGTCTACTGACTACGAGAATAGGGAAAATTATTCTATTTATGACCAAGCGTATGAGTTAAGTTCGGATGCTAAAAGACAAGCACAACCATATTGTAGAAACACTTTATTTGGTATCTAATGAAGGCAGGAGTTTTAAGAAATCAAATCGCAATTCAAACTTTACAGACTGGTTCAGATGGTACAGGTGGTTACTTTGGTACATTTGTAGACCAAAAGGTAGTTTGGGCAAAGATTAGAGCAAAACAAGGCTTTAGAAATTTAGAAGATGGTAAAATATCTTTAGA